GCGGCTTCAACATTGACGACTACCGCCCGGACCTGATCCTGTGCGACGACACCAGCACAGACGAGGCCAGTGGCAGCGCCGAGCAGCGCCGAAAAGAGTCGAATCTGTTCTTTGGGGCTTTGATTAACTCGCTGAGTCCGCGCAGTGAAACGCCCGAGGCGAAGATAGTTTTGCTGGATACGCCAAAGAATAAGTTCGACCTGATTGAGACCTGCCAAGATGATCCGGGCTGGAAAGGTATAAGATACGGGATTTTTGACCAGCATAATCGGAGCCGCTGGGAATCCCGGTACCCGACTGAGGAGTTGCTCAAGGCCAAGCAGGAGTATATCCGGGCCGGGCGCCTGTCGGTCTGGATGCGGGAAAAAGAGTGCAAGGTTATCAGCGCGGAAACCGCAAGCTTCGTGGCGGACAATCTCAGATACTGGGACGTGCTGCCTGATGGCGGGACATATCTGATTACAATCGACCCGGCGTCTAGTGATTCTAAAGATGCCGACGATAACGTGGTGGCAGTACTATGCTTCCATCGGGACAATGTTTATCTTGTTGAATATGCGGCCGAGACTGGCCAAACTCCCGAGATGGTCTCGAAGACTGTCTTTGAATATATCAGGCGGTACCGGCCACTGGGCATTGTGGTTGAGTCGATTGCCTACCAGAGAGTGCTAGCCTGGTACTTGGAAACCCAAATGCAGGCGAAACGTGTGTATCTGCCGGTGTATCAAGTCCAAGACCGCCGCCGCAAGTCCGACCGGATTGTGCAGGCGCTTGGCGAGACCAGCGGGTACGGGCGGCTTCACTGCAAGCTTGAGCATCTCAAATTCATCGAGCAGTTTACTGAGTATGCCCCGACCAGCGGGAATCACGATGACGTGATAGATGCTGTGGCGATGGGTATTACCTGGGGTGAGACGCAGGCGATTGGGGACTGGATAGAGGGGGAGTTTCGCGAGGATTATGAGACGGCCCCGGCACTCAACTTTAGGAACGCGCCTTAACGCCGTGAGGATTTTACGATGAATGAACAAGAGCAGCTGCACACTGATACCCCGCTGGCTCCGGGGATTTTTCCTATTGCATTTCAGAGCAAAAAGCATACTCGCATCATGCACGAGTTTGACAAGCGTTGGCGGGCCGCGAAGGAGGCTAACGACAAGCGCTCGGAGAAGTGGCAGGAGTCTGAAGACATCTACATGATGTATATCCCGGAGGATGAGCTGGACTCCGTGCGCAAAAATAACAGGGATAATGGTAAGCCGAGCTATGTGAATATCAACATTCCTTATAGCTACGCCATGCTGCTGACCAGCCACACGTATTACACCTCTGTGTTTCTATCGCGCAGTCCGATTCTGCAGATGCAGGGCCGGCACGGGGAGTCTCAGAACGCTGAGATGATGGTAGAGTCGTTGCTGGAATACCAAATGACCTCGGGCGGGAACCTTCCGGCGCTGTACGTCTGGCTGCTCGACGTGGGTAAGTACGGGCATGGGGTGATGGGGCATTACTGGGATAAGGAAGAAATTAACGTCTCGAACTATCGGGAAGTCCAGGAGACCTTTCTCGGTATGCCTATTCCTGGCAAGACCAAAAAGGTTATGGAAACCTCGACTTCGGTCGGGTACATGGGGAACAGGCTTTATAACGTCCGCCCACAGGACTTTTTCGCTGACCCTCGCTATCCGATTTATCGGTTCCAAGATGGCGAATTTGTCATTGTCTACGACAAGGTGGGCTGGAACAAACTGATCGAAGGAAACAGTCAGGGGAAATACTTTAACCTGGAGCATGTTCGGAGTGCGTCGAGCCATGATGTAGGGGAACGGGACGAGGGGAGTCCTCGCGTCACGCTGCCCGGAGATAACCAAACCTGGAATCTGTACGAGCGGGCGCCCTCGACGGTGGAACTGTTTGAATTTCACTGGCAGATCATTCCCAGAGACTTCGGGTTGGGCTCGTCGACAAAGCCTGAGAAATGGGTCTTTGTGATTGCGAATAAAAAGATTATTATCTCCGCGCAGCCCTTGGGTCTGTTGCACGGGAAGTTCCCCTTTGATGTGCTGCCATTTGAGGTCGATGGGTATTCTCTGCATAATCGGTCGATGCTGGAGATTCTCGACCCGCTCAACAAGACGATGGAATGGCTGATCAATAGTCACTTTTATAATGTCCGGGCGAGCCTCAATAACCAGCTGATCTATGACCCATCTAAGATCATGGCAAAGGATCTTGAGTCCCCGGAGCCCGGTAAGATGATTCGGCTTAAGCCGGCGGGGTACGGCGGGGACGTTCGCACGATGGTATCCCAGCTCGCTGTGCAGGATATTACCAGATCGAATTTGAGCGATACTGATGTTGTGGGTGCGATGTCCCAGAGGATTATGGGTATCAATGATAACATCATGGGTATGGTGAACTCGGGCGGGCGCAAGACGGCCACGGAAGTCAGGTCCTCGAGTACCTTCGGCGTGAATCGATTGAAGACGAACTGTGAGTGGATGTCAGCGGTAGGGTTTTCGCCGATGGCGCATAAAATGCTGGCGTCAACGCAACAACTTATGGATATGGAGCGGAAGTATCGGATTGTAGGGGACCAGTCCCAGTGGGGCGAGCGCTATCTTATGGTAGACCCGACTTCGATTCAAGGGAACTTTGACTTTGTGGCAGTGGATGGAACGATGCCGGTCGACCGCTTCGCGCAGGTGAATTTGTGGCAGCAGATGTTCGGGTCGATGGCCAAGATGCCGCAAGTTATGCAGCAGTTTGACGTTGCCAGGATCTTTGCGTTTGTGGCTCAGCTCGGCGGGCTGAAAAACATCAATCAGTTTAAGGTTAACATTGTCCCTGACGGAATGGGGAATCCGGGTGTACCGGTGCCTGGAATGGGCGGGCCGCAGCCAGCTATGCGGACGAATCTCAACGAGCCCGGCCAGATTCCCGGGATGGGGAGCACTGGTTAAATGGAAGATCCACAAACTGCACTGATCAATTTGATCGAGGAACGTAAACTTTGGGAGGCATTGACTTCTAGTCCTGCGTGGTCAAAGCTTGTTTCGGTGTTGCAAGATCAGGCGGACGGGCTGCAACGGGCGATTATCTACACGCCATTACAGTCCGCCGATGAAGTCTTCGCACAGGAATTTCGTAAGGGGCAGCTGGAAGGCCGGCTGTCCGTTTCTGTAACAGCTGAGGCCGTGATGAGCGAACTCGATGCTGATATTCAACGATTAAAGGAGCAGACAAATGCCAGCAGCACAATCGATAGCACCTCAGGACGAGCAAGACACCTCGCCCCCTGAGACTCCCGCCGAGGAAGTTGCAACTTCCGAAGTTAATGAATGGGCAAATTATGCAGAAGATATTGATGATAGTGAAGTGGAAGGGGAGTTCGAGGTCTCGGGGGACGGTGATGCGGAAGCTGAGCCAGTCCCCGAAACCGTCGAGGTCCCTGCCCAGGCAGCGCCTGCACCAACGGAGCCCGTCGCTCCTGTTGCAGAGCCCGCTGCCTTTGCACCTGAACCGGTAGCCTTTGCACCTGAACCTCAGCCCCAACAGCCAGCACAACCTGTCCAGACGTATGCCGACTGGCGGACACAGCAAGAAGGGAATTTGGAAAAGTATTACGCCTTGGACGCAGATACTGCCCAGGCTTTACTGACCGAACCTGAAACTGTGTTGCCGAAGCTTGCGGCCAGGGTGCATCTTGAGGTGACGGAAAATGTTTTACGTGCGGTCCAGGGGATGTTTCCCGGGATGATCCAGCAGTTTCAGAACACTAGCAAGCAGGAGTCGGAGGCGGAGACAGCGTTCTATGCTAAGAACGCCGATCTTCGCGGGGTTGATCCGCAGAAAATCTTGCAAGTCGGTGCGATGTTTCGGCAGGTGAATCCGAAGGCTAGTCCTGATGAGGCTGTCGTTGTGATTGGTAGTATGGTGAGGGCTGCACTGGGTATGACAGCACCCGCACCGGCGGTTTCGCAAGCTCCACAGGCGTCGCGGGTTCAACCGTATACGCCTGCGCGTGGGGGTGGCGGAGCTGCCGAGCGGGTTGCGCAAAGGTCAAATCCCTGGGCGGAGCTTCTTGCCGATGATGACTAAGGAGTATTAAAATGGCTGGAATTGCTGGTTTACGTGGTACGGGTGACTGGGGTACTGATGAGCGCCCCAAGAACTTTCGTGAAATGATCCTTTGGCGTGAGCCGAATGGAATGGCGCCTTTGACTGGGTTGCTGTCTAAGATGGGTTCGCAGGCGACTGACGATCCGGAATTTGCTTGGTATGAAGAAGAACTGTCGCTGATGCGTGTTACGCATACGGCTGGCACTCTGCCCGCAAGCACAGCTTCGACGGCGCTGGTTTTGTCGTCGGCTGGTGGCGGCTTGAACCTGGTGTCCGGCGACTTGTTGATGGTAGAACTGCCAGATGACGAAAATGCCGCCGGCGGCACAGTTCGCTACGAAATCGTGGAGGTATCATCCGTAACAGATGATACCAACCTGGTTATTCGGCGCGCGCAGTGCGCTTCGACTCTCGCCACGATCACCTCGGGCCAAGGGCTTACCAAGATCGGCAATCGCTATGCTGAAGGTTCGAACAGCCCCGGTTCTTCGACGCGCAATCCGACGAAGCTGCTGAACTATTGTCAGATCTTCAAAACCTCGTATGAAATGACGGAGACCGCAAAGCGTACTAATCTTCGCACGGGTGATGGGCTGAAGAATGACAAAAAGCGGAAGATGTTTGACCATGCTGTTGCGATGGAACTGGCGTTCTTCTATGGTAAGAAGAATGAAGCTACTGTTGTGGCTGGGCAGAAATTGACCCGCACGACTGGGGGCTTGCGCGAGTTCATCAACACTAACCAGACTGTCTTTGTTACGGCGCCGACTGTTAATACGTTCCTGGATGCAATCTATCCTGTGTTCGATTACAACGGCGCAGGCGCTGGTAACGAGCGACTCATCTTCGCGGGTAACTCTGCGCTGAATGCGTTGAACAAGATGATTGCTGGTAATGCCAACGTCGAGGTGAAGTATGAAGGTGTGATCAAGCAGTATGGTATGAATCTGCAAAGCTTCGTGACACCCCAGGGTATCTTTTACATCAAGACCCACCCGCTGCTGAACACGCACCCGGTTTATACCAAGTCGATGTTTATCGTGAACCCGGGCGGTCTGAAGTATCGTCACCTGCGGGATACAAAGGCTATGGATAATATCCAGGCAAACGATGCTGATACCTGCAAGGGACAGTGGTTGTCCGAGTGCGGTCTGGAAATCCAGCATGAAAAAACCTTTGCTTATATCGGCAATATGTTCCAGACCTAAGATGTTTGATTAGACTGGTGTTTTTGGGGGCGCATAATTAATCTTTATGCGCCCCCAATTTACTTTAAAGGCTTAAGAATGAACCCCTCAGTAATGATTGCAATTCCCAGCGGCACAGAGTGGAAAGCGGATTTTGGTATGAGTCTGGCCGGAATGATGGCAATGACAGGCCGGCCGCTCAAAGCTGGTAAACACATTGAGCGTATTAACCTGTGGAATACCAAAAGCTCGATTCTATCCCGTTCCCGGCAAAAGCTTGTGGAAAAGGCCCAGGAACTCAAAGTGAGTCATATTCTGTTTGTGGATTCGGATATGACCTTCCCGGTTTGGATGTTGCATAAGCTGCTTGACGCGGAACAGATGCTTGTCGCGGCGAATTGTCCTGTTAAGAAATTTCCATCGAATCCAACGGCAAGGCACTATGACCCGATGTCTGGGCCTGGCAAAGAGATATTTTCCACACCCGATAAGACTACTCTTGAAGAAGTCTGGCGGGTAGGGACTGGGGTCATGCTGGTGAATATGAAAGTATTTGACAAAGTGCCCACGCCGTGGTTCGATATTACTTGGAACCCAGATTTACAAGATTACACAGGTGAGGATTGGAACTTCTGCGCGAAGGTGCAGAATGCCGGTATCCCCATTCACATAGACCATATGCTAAGTCAGCATATCGGGCATATCGGTAGTTACACTTTTACCCATTCTGATGTAGTTTCACAGGAGTCTGATGATGGTTTACCAACTTAAGCAAGTTACTGACTTTGGAGATCTTAACCGAGAGCTTCGGGAGATCTTTGACAATTTTCCGCAGCTCACACTCGACGTTAACGGTGACCCGGCGCTGGTGGGGGCAAATGCTGTACAATATCCGCTTGAGCCCCCACTCTACACGGTAGCCATAATGCCAAGTGCGGCAGTGGCTGATATTTCAACCGTTATCCGGGTGTCTGACGTAGGCGCCACTCCGTTCGGCACATTGTTCTACACCGACGGCACCTATTGGCGCCCTGTTGGCGGCAGTTTTACGGTTGCGCAGAAAGCAGGCTCGGTTGCCGCGCCTATTTCGTCAAAAGCGGGTGGGGCGGATGTCGCGTTTACCCATGACACGATTGTAATACCAGGCGCGATACTGATACCAGGCGAGTCCAGGATAGAGATCGAGGCCTTGTATCGCCGGACTGGCGCGACGGCGACGGGGTTTAGCAGAATCAAGCTCAGTACAGATGCAGTGCCGCTTGATGCAGACTGGGT